AAATGATGGATTGAAGCGCCATGCAAGCACCCTTATGCTGTGAAAATGATTTAGTCTGCAAATAAGAAATCGCCTGAAAAAGAGTGCCTGAGAACATCCGAAAGCCGCTTCGATCACTCTGCGCGCATATAAAGCAAGAGCCGCCCGGAGTCGCCCAAACGGCTTCGTAACCACTCCAACAGTTGGGTTAGCGAGCTGTCGCAGAGGGGGAAAAAGAGTCTGAAGGGCCGGAACGCAAAAAAGTTTGCCAGACATGCTGATATTGCAGACGTGGCATACAATCTTTGCATTCGTAGAACAATTAGACAAACAACACAGCCGCTCTTGGGAAAGAGTGGGGCTGCATTGCAATACCATCTATTCAACAATCACAGCAACTAAAGAGAGAACACTCACAGATGACAGTCATTGAAGCAATCAAAAAGGCACTCAAAGAACAAGGTGTAAGCGAGAACCACGCCGAAAGGGTGCAGAAGGCTTTTGGCGTGAGCGCCGTGGATGGCGTCTCAGCCGCTGTAAAAGCCTTCAAGGAGTACATGCTCCCAGCCATCGAAGAGGCCGACAAGACGGCTAAAGAGAAAGCAGAGGAGGCTCGCAAAGCAGCCATTGCGGAGTACGAAAAGGCGCATGGCCTGAAAGACGGCAAACCCATCGCACCGGATCCCACGCAGCCTATCCCGCCGAAGCCGCTCGGAGACACTATCCCAACCGGAGCTAACGCAGAGCTGGCCGAGCTGAATAAGCAGCTACAAGAGATCCGATCGAGGATCAATAAGTCGGAAGCAGAAGCTGCCAACGCCGCGCGCCTTTCAGAGGCGAAAGCAGCCATTCAGAAAGCCGGTTTGCCTGAAACGTGGATTTCGCGGATCAATACATCCGCAGAGGCTTCAATCGAAGAGCAAGTGAAGACGCTCGGAGATGAGCTTACAGCCATTCGGCAAGATGCCATCAATCAAAACGTAGCCTCAGGCGGTATGCGTTCCATGCCTGCGGAAAGCACGGCGCGCACAGCTGAAGACTGGGCAAACTTCATGAGTCAGGCCACGGATCAGAGTGCTGAAAGAGGCACAGCGACGTTCAATGCGGGCGCTGAATAAACGAATTACAACTAACAATTTAACAGTAAGACATTATGCCATTTTTAAGTCAAGAGCGAGAATTTCAGTACAAGCCCGGCATCGTGAAGGAGCTGGAAGACGTAGTCGGCGGCGGAACGATCGATCGTAGTGAGCTTCGAGCGGCTCTCTTCTCCGGCAAGACGTTGGATGAATTGCCTCCGCTTACTCCCGTGGTGAAAGACTCGGGAACGGGTGTCTACCATGTGATCAAAACTGCGCGCGTCTATGAGGCTGCCTCGACCGCGAAGTACAAGGTGGAGAAGAAGCACCTCTTTGTCGTGGGCGACGCCGTAACCCTCGGAGGTGCGTTTGATAAGGCCTCCGACGTGATCACGGAGATCGATAAGAGCGACCCGAAGTTCGACCTTATCACACTGGCCGCTACCATTGGCGCCGCCGCAAAGGGCGACGTCCTTGTGCTGGCCAAAGACAAACAGGGCGCAGGTAGCGCAGTGCCCAAGTATGGCGACAAGAAGAGTGAGGTGTTTCTGACAAAGAACAAAGTAAACCTCACCGTTGCCAATCAGAGCTGTGGGCTGCTTGTGAGGGGGACGGTGACAGAGGCATCTATGTTGTTCCCTCTCGACAATGTTTTGAAGGAACGCACACGCATTCGCTTTGTGTAATCAGTGAAGACAAACAACAACAATGGAAAGAAGTATTTTATCGTTGGTGAACCAAGCCAACCTTGAGGGGCGATTGAGATCCAATCCAACCCCCATGTTTTTCCCGAACTTCTTTGGGATCAAAGAAGTCAGCACTTTGACTTGGAAAACGCTCGTCGGAGAACAAGGCGTTCCCGTAATTGCAGACGTGATCAGCTTTGACTCGTCCGCGCCAATAAAGAGCCGGGAGGTGATTCGGAAGCTCTCTGGAGACATTCCGAAAATCTCCATAAAGTACCCGATGAATGAGTCGGAGCTGAACGAATATATCCGACTCCAATCAGACATTCGAAACGACGCCCGGCTGCGATCTGTGCTTGATCTCGCGTTCAAGGATACGGATCGAGCTTACAATGGTGTCAGAGGTCGCATTGAATGGATGGCCTTGCAGCTGCTTTCGCGTGGTGGATTCATGCTGAATCCGACCAACAACAACGGCATCGTAACCACCGCATTCGTTGGCTGTGGTATGCCTAACGACAATCGCCGCGTAAGTACGGCCGACTGGTCGAACTCGAACACTGCGGATGGCTTGCAGGACATTGCAGACGCTGTCGATATGGCCTTTCAAAAGGGGCGCAATATTCGGTACGTGGTCATGCGCGCTGACGATTTCGCGCTTTTGAGAAAGCAAAAGTCTACGATTGAGGCCTTGAAGGGGTGGTTGAACCAATCTGGCAAGCTCGCACCGTCTTTTAAGGTGATCAACAACTATCTCGCAGACCAAGAGTTCCCCGTCGAGATTAAGCTCGTAAAGCCAGCCGTGAGAATTGAGAATGCGGCGCACGTGCGCAAGACCGTTTGCCCGTGGGAGCGTAAGCGCATTGCCCTCATTGAAGACCTGAGGGTGGGAGACATTCAGCACGGCCCGATTGCCTCTGAAACGCTGGCTTCTATGCGCCAAAAGGCGCTGATGGTGAAGAAAGACTTTGTTTTGGTTTCCAAGTGGTCAGAACCGGAGCCGGTAACGGAGTGGACAAAGGCAGAAGCCAACGCCATGCCTGTTATCAATGATCCCGAGGGGCTTTTCATCCTGAAAGCTGACGGAACGAGCTGGAATGACGACACGGAAGGCACGGACAATGTCCCGGCAATGTTGCTCGGAGAAACGGTGAAACCGGAATCGCTTACCATCGAGGAATAAAAGCAGCCGAGCGCGGGTAACGGAATGAAGACGGTCAAAGACGCGATAATGGCTTACCCCGGTGTGGCAGACGGAGAGGAGTTCCTCTCCGTCGTGCTCACTGACCGCGGGCTGGACGGAGAGGCTGTATATACAGCCGAGGCCGGACGCGAGGTGCGATTGGCCGTGGCTGACGTGTACGCCATGATCGGGGGCTTACCAAACTTCACGGAATACAAGCTATCAGTGTCTTACGATCGGGCTTGGTATCGGAGTAAGGCCGCCGAGCTGTACCGTGAGAATGGTGAGGCTGAAAAGGCTAATCGACTGGGAGGAATATTCGTTCCGCGCGGTAAAAGCAACCAGACATGGTGACACGCTATCCTAAGGAGCATGACGCTGAGGTGGTTTACGATTCCACTGGACACTTGGAACATGGCGAATGGATACCGGGCGTTCATAAGACGGTGCACCTGCACGGCCGTTTCGATCACTCCAATAGCAGTCGCCATGTATTGAAACGCGACAGCAATGGGGATCAGCTCGAGGTATACGGTGAGTATTACACTCGTATGCGTCGACCGAATGAGGCCGAGCGCTGCCTTACGCTACGCATCCCAGGCCTCAGTATAGAGCGTCCTATCATTGTGTGGGAGAGTTATCAGACGCATTCTGTGATCTACGTATGAGCGCATCCACCAAACCTTGCTTAAAACCGCTTTGGACAAAGCAGCAAATGCATGGCATGTTTGAACGTCTACAAGACCGTACGGATGAGGTGATAAAGACCCTGCTTGCAAGGGCAGGCGAAGAGTTTATCACACTGGCTCGCAGTATTCGCACCTACAAGGATCGCACGGGGAACCTGCGGAGCTCGACCGGATACGCCATTTTCAAAGATGGCAGACGCGTAGGATCGAGCGTCTTCAATGCGAATGTCGGAGAGCCCGGAAAGAAGGACGGCGAAAAGGGCGTTACAGCCGGAGAACAAATGGCCAGAGCGGTAGGTCGTACACATTCGAAGGGCTACGTGTTAGTCTGTTTCGCGGGCATGAGTTACGCCGCCGCGGTCGAGGCCAAAGGATACGATGTGGTCACCCATTCTGCAGATAAGACCGAGGGTTCTCTGATAAGCGAGGCCGCCAATCTGTTGCGCGCGCTCAAAGTATAATCCAGCATGGCAGACTTCTTCGACATTGTAGACATCGTCTTTGCGGCTGTGGACGGAGCAGGAACGGAATTGCCAGCCTATAAACATCGGGCAGAGACGGGCGTGAAGGCCGACCACATCGTGGTTAACACGACCGGGGTAGCAGTGAAGACCTACGTCAATAAGGCGCCGGTGGTCAATGTTAACCTATTTATTCGCCCGTATCCCAACGGTATGATCAATGCCCGACAGATCCAGATGCAGGCCGGAAAGATCAGAGAGGCGATCAAGCACCCACCCGCTCCACCGGGTATGTACTTCAACGCCCGCGTGGCATGGGAGGGAGAGATAGAGACCGACGACAGCTTTACCCTCTACAACATCCGCGTGGAGGTAATCACCGAGAAATAGAAACATGAAACCAACTTCAATCAATTAGAACAATACAGACATGGCAGAAGAAAGAAAATTGGCGATTGATGTCGTCTACGTAGGCGTGGCCGATCCCGGCGACGGCGTCCCAGGAACGAGCTTTACTCAGGTCTCGACGGTAGAATCTGGGTCTATTCAATACAACGTAAACGATCCGCAGAAGACAGAGTTCAAAAGGTACGGTAGCGATAAGCCTTGGGCCATCATTCTGAAAGCTGGAGAAGCTGATACATTGGTTCTAAACATCCCCTCTCCAACGATGGATGAGCGCAAGCTCTTTATGGGTGGGGAGCTCAATGGAACCAAGGACGAATGGAAAAAACCCGTCGTGGCGCCAAGCATTCGCAAGACGTTGATGCTTAAGACGAAACCGTACGGAGGGAAACAGCTCGTCTACACGTTTGTCAATTGTGACGTGTTTGGTAAGATTACTCAGCTTCCTGGAGAGGATACGACTGAAATCTTGCAGGTGCAGTTCACTGTCCTCGGGGCCACCACGGCTGCGGGCGTTGAGAACACACCTATGATCGTAGAATCGAAAGACGCAGCATAATCAGCTGCGCCTCTCATAGATGTGAGGCCGACTTTTTTTTCATAGTGATTAGTGCTTGGTAGGGTTGCGGGGGCGAGAATCTCTCCTGCAACCCACCTTTCTTGCCAGCACAGACCAATTACAACCAAAAACGACCAACCAACAACCCAGCAGAACCACAATGAAAAGTATCGATTTCAGTCAGCTCGAGGTGGAGACTTCGATCGGCGTATTTGAGAAGGCTGACCTTAGAAGTGCGCTTGGAAACATCATATACCAACGAGCGACCACCCTCGAACAGGATGCTCTGGCAAGATCCATTTTCGGCGCACCTGAGAATCAAACGAAGGTGTTTTCGGATGACGAATATGCGGCCATGATGCAGGCTTTCAAAGCCGCCGGAGTGCTTTATCCTGTGATTCGAGCCATCGAGAAACAGGTCGAACCTAAGCCGAAAGGGAATACGACCGCATGAAAGTCTTTTACAACAGCCTTATCCCTTTTCGAGGCTTTACGGCGATCAACCTCTTTGGGCGCGTCTTTGCCCGCCGAGAGTTTGAGCCGGTCTCTGATCGCATTCTCCGTCACGAGGCTATCCACACGGCCCAGATGCGCGAGACGGGCTACGTGGGCTTCTATCTCCTCTACCTTGCCGAATGGCTCTGGCGGTGGGCACGACTGAAGGATGCCACGGCAGCCTATCGTGCCATCCGCTTCGAGCGCGAGGCTTACGGCCATCAGGACGAGCTGGACTACCTCGCCTACCGCCGACCCTTCGCCTGGACGCGGGAGCGGAGGCTGTAATCCTCACGCACAGGCCGAAAACCAGACCCACCCCTCACAATGCCAGATATTCAAACCCTACTTCAAAAGTACGCCGGCGACGTCGGGCGGCTCCTTGACGAGCTTTCCGTCGACACCCTCGAGAATAGGCGCCCGGCCGAATACCGCGACGAATACAACGGCGGCCGTACGCGCCGAAAGACCTCCGTCGGATGGCGAGAGGATAAGGTGCTCGAGGTCTATTCCAACACCCTGAAGGATGAACGCGGCGACCCCCTGCGACTGGATGATAAGCACATCCCGGTGGCTAAGATCGTGACCAATTTCCCCAAGAAGCTCGTCCGCACGGAGGCCGCTATGATGTTTGGCGGCACGATGCATGTGGCCTCGACGGATCCCGACGAGGCCTTCAATGAGTTTCGGAACGTGTGGGAACGTACGCTGGGCATGCAGAGCGTGCTCACGGAGTTTGCCGAGAAGGTGCTTTCAGAGACCAAGGCCGCCATCGTCTTTTACCCCGTCATCTTCCCCCACTGGTCGGGCCAAAACGTCAATGAGATCAACTGCCGCGTGCTCTCTTTGCCGCAGAATAAGCATGTCGTCAGCGACTTTTACCCCCACTTCTTCGACGGCCGCATGGACGCCTTTATCCACCGCTACCAAACGAAGGACGAGGGCGGCTCGCTGCGCGATGAGGCCCGGATCTGGACGCGCGAGAAGATACTCACCGCCACCTCTGGGGCCGGCGGATGGGAGGTGCGTGAGGAGGTGAACGCCTTTGGGCTCATCCCGGTGGTCTACGCCGAGATCGACGCCCCGGCGTGGGAGGAGGTGGCGCCGCTGATGGACGCCCGCGAGATGCGCCTTTCACGACTGGCGGACACGAACGACTATTTCGCCGAGCCGATGATGGTCATCACGGGCGAGGCCGACGCGCCGGACAAAACCACCGTGGGCAAGGAGATGCAATTCCCGGTGCGCATCGATCAGGAGACCGGCCGGGAGTATCACGGCGATGCCAAATACCTCTCTTGGGATCAGTCCATCAACTCCACCTCTAAGGAGTTGGACGAGGACAAGAACGAGATGTATTCAGGCGTTTCGGCGCCCGACCTCTCGTTCGACAACCTCAAGGGGCTGGGCAACATTTCCGGCGTCGCCCGCCGCTTTATGATGCTCGACGCCGAGATCAAGGAGCGATTCAACATGCGCGTCTTTGGCCCTGCCATCAATCGCTGCATTACGGTGGTGCAGGCCGGCATAGCCAACATTACAAACATCAAGTTCAAGCCCCAGCTGGTGTCCGCGCGCTACACGGTGACGTTCGACTCCATCCTTCCCCGCGATCCGGTCGAGGAGGCCAACGTGCTCTCCATTGCCGGCGGCGGACGCGCCTTTAACTCACTCTCTACGATCGTCTCCCGCTCACCGCTCACTCCGCCGGGCGATCTCGACGGCGAACTGGGACGCATCAAAGAAGACGCGGCCGAAGAATCCGCCCGCACGAACCTCATAGGCGCCGTGGCCGCGGAATAGGAGGGATATGAAATCAGCGATTGCACTCATAGCCGCCTTGCTGCTTACGGCCTGCCTGCCGCTCAAGCGGACGCAGCCCACGCGGCAATCGCACGTGGATTCGGTCTTCGTGCAGCGGCTCGTTCCCATTCCCGTGCCGCCTGACACGGCTCTCATGCGCGCCCTCCTCCGCTGCAATGCAGAGGGACGCGTGGCGATGGAACGCCTCTCGATCGAGACGACCCGCAACGCCCGACTGGCCTTTCTGTTGGATAGCCTCGGGGAGCTCAGCGTCGAGACCATTGTCCGGCATGACACGGTCTGGGCAAAGGCTGATAGCGTCTTTATCAACCGAGACGTGGTGCGCGAAGTGGTGCGTGAGGTGGAACGGAAGCCTACCCGCTGGGAGGCCTTCATACAGCGCTTTGGCACGGCCGCGTTCTGGATCCTTTGCGGTGCCGTGGCGTGTGGTGCGGCATACGGTGCCCTGCGACTCTATCGCCGGCGACTACCTATATGAATAAAGAGAGGATGGGGTGTCGGGGGACGTTCATCATACCTTTGCCGCCGTCATGATGAAACGGAATCAATGTCAGTAAGTTTATTTTTTCTTGGAAACGAGTGGCTTGTTTTGAGGGCGGCAGGATCGTAGCCGGATAACATTATGTCCGCCACAAAATAGCCATCCGGGGGGAAGGGTCGCGACGTGATGTCGGGGCCCTTTTCGTTTTATATCACCAGCCTCTTCGCGTGGCAACGGCGTGGCAGGATAGGCCAACTTGCTGATATACACAGCTGAATTGTGGAGCTGGAGAGAGTCGAACT